GGTAAATTTTGGTCGCAAGAGCCTCGTCACTTGTGTTACAATCGTCTTCCATTGCTTGCAAATGTCGTCTACGACATTGACTACTCAGGAACTGGAGTGAAAGCCCAGCATGCATATCCATATCACGAACCCTTGACAAACGGCGATGTTGTCTTTGTGAAGACAGACTATCTAGATTGGTTTCTCGCGAATCGAACGATTGACGCACCAATTACACTTGTGACAGGTGTTTCGGATTTGTCACCTACAAACGAGCAATGTCGTAAGATCCGAGTTCATCCAAATATTAGACGATGGATTGGATGCAATATTCCAGTGTCTGATGCAAAAATTATCAAACTTCCAATTGGATCAGGAGAACCTGAACGAGAGTATGGCAATCACGAAACCTTGCAAAGGTTACATGAAGCACGTATTCCTTGGGAAGATAAGAAAGACGAGGTTTGCATTCCGTATCATGGTGCAACACACGAAAGTCGCGTTCTGGACTCTACACTACCAAAGTTGCCGTTTGAAGAGTATATGAATACAATCTCAACTTACAAATTTGTAGTATGTATGCGCGGAAATGGAATGGATACACATCGGTTTTGCGAAATCCTCTTGATGGGGTCTGTTCCGATTGTCGAGCATTCTAAACTTGATGACATGTATAGTCAGTTTCCATGTCTTATTGTGGATTCGTTTGATGCAATCGACACAAGTCAGTTTCAATGGAACGCTTCAAAGTATGAGACATTTTTAGATGTCTTTTGGTTGCGTGATAAACTTAAATATCGTTTGCTTTAGATTTACAATGTCAATTGTTGCAATTGTTACAGGCATTACAGGACAAGATGGATCTTATCTTGCCGAGCTTTTATTAGAAAAAGGATATGATGTCATTGGACTCGTTCGTCGTTCGTCCACATCAAATTCTTCACGCATTCAAAGTATTCTAGATCATCCTCGTCTCAAGTTGCATGAAGCAGATATGTGCGATGCAACATCCTTGCGATCCATTTTTACATCGCTAGGACATTATGACCGCATTGAAGTGTATAATTTGGCAGCACAGTCGCACGTTCATTCCTCGTTTCGGCAACCTGAATATACAGCAGATGTAGATGCATTAGGACCGTTGCGAATTCTTGAAATTATCCGATCTCTTCAACTTAGTTCCAAAACTCGTTTTTATCAAGCATCTACGTCTGAATTGTTTGGAAAGGTCACGCAAACTCCGCAAACCGAAACAACTCCCTTTTATCCACGAAGTCCGTATGCTGTTGCAAAACTCTATGCCTTTTGGATTGTCAAGAATTATCGTGAAAGTTATGGAATGTATGCATGCAATGGAATTCTGTTTAACCACGAATCCGAACGACGAGGAGACGAGTTTATTACCCAAAAGATTGCAAAAGGTCTCAAACGCGTCTATACAGATTCCTCTTTTACATTGGAAATTGGAAATCTTGATGCGCGTCGTGATTGGGGATATGCACCTGAATATGTAGAAGGTATGTGGCGAATGCTCCAGCAAGAGACTCCAGAGGATTACGTTCTTTCAACAGGGGAAACACATTCGGTCCGTGAATTTGTGGAGCTTGCGATGAATGCATTGGGACATACGATTACATGGATTGGTTCAGGAGTTGACGAACGTGGAGTGGATGAAACTGGACGTGTTGTATTACGTATCAATCCTGAATTCTATCGTCCTGCCGAAGTTGATTTATTAATTGGCGATTCATCCAAAGCAGAGAGAGTTCTTGGATGGAAACCAAAGGTTGCGTTCAAGGATTTAGTTATAAAAATGATGGTTTAATAAATGAATATTGAAAATACAGGCCAAATTCAATTAACGCAATCATTCGGACAATGGATTTCCAAGTATGGAGCCGATGAACGATTTAGTCGTTATCTTGAAGTTGGAACATGGAATGGGCGTGGTTCCACATGTTGCTTTTATGATGGATTTTTAAAGCGAACAACGACTCCAACCTTGCAGAGTTATGAAATCTTCAATCAACGTGCAAGTGAAGCAAAGACGCTTTGGAGTCGTATTCCATCAATTCAAATCATTCACGGCCGTATGCTAGAAGATCATGAATGTCCGACATACGAAGCCGTTCAACGAGTTCATTCTGGAATCAATACAGACTGGCACTCGGAAGATGTTCGTAATTTTTGGTCTTGTTCGTATGTTGCACCAAATGACCCTGAAGTTGTGCTTTTGGATGGTGCTGAATACTTGACCTATTTTGAGTTTGAGAAACTTAGACATATGACAAGTATTCAAGTCTTTATGCTAGACGATACAGGAAGTGCAAAAAATCCACATGCTTACAAAGTTCTGTCCGAAAGCCCAGAGTGGAAACTGGTTGCATCTGGTTCAGATCGCAATGGATGGGCTGTGTTTGAAAAACTTATCGCTTCTTCTGTACGAACACCTGAGAGTCTCGATGACCTAGAATAATGATACGTTTGTGATATCCATTGAGGAATCCATCAATACCGCGCTTTGTCAAGTCTGGTCCTCCCCATCCGTAATCATCAAAAATGAGACGTCCACCTACTTTTAGTTTCCGAAACGCAAGAACAGCATCTTCCAAAACGTATTCAGGTTCGTGGTTTCCATCAATGTAAATAATATCAAACGAATCGTCTTCCAGTGTTGGAAGCACTTCATTTGAATATCCACGACGAACCTGAATTCTCTCGGTTAATCCGCACGCTTCAATATTCCGTTTGAATGCGTCATAAATGGTCATCTGTTCGCCTTTGTATTCAGGATAATCTGCATAATCCGTCCAAGGATCAATTGCAATTAAAGTGGAATCTGGATGAAGACCATATGTTTCTGCAACACTCACCATATTGGCTCCATAAAATGCACCAACTTCTGCATAGCGAATGGGCTTGCTCGGATCTACATTCACATAGGGAAACCAATTATCTGCGAGACGATAGGCAACACCTTTGAAATTAGGATTCAGAGAATACCTATACATTTATAACCCAAACGGAAGAGAATCAACATAATCAACCGCACGCATAGTTAAGGATGAACTTGTACTTTCAAGTGGAATCATTGTATACTGATGTCCTAAACACTCTGATAAATGCCAGTAACACAAGTTTGGTTCAGATAATGGCATGAATTCAATAACGTGTAATCCAGGTGCACTAAATAACATATTTGTAAACCCAGCTCCATGCGGCCCTATAATGATCTTTGCTTTTGAAAACAAGTCGGCTGTATCGGTTGGAGACATAACATCGTATATGACCCATTGTAAGTGAGGATATTTGGACTGTAAAGAATGAAATACCTCCTCTTCGTTTTCAAGAACGCGTGTTTTATGTCTTCGCATAAGAATTCCATGTGTTTGCTGAAAAGTAACCTTTTGGAGAATGATAGACCGAAGAAGTTGAATCTTCTCAGGAGATGGATTTCCGCATTCTACAAACGGACATACCCATTGTTTTGACATCGCGGTTACACGCGGAGTAATAAAATTCGTTAATCCAAACCATCGAAACATTGGTTCTGTAAACACAGATTCACGAACAAAAATTCGTGCATGCGGATGTCTTTTTTGTAGAAATATGGCATTCGGAAGAACCTCCGTTAAAAAATGATAATATTCAGTACTCCAATGATAATCTACAGAAATTGTTTCACTTGTATGTATTGCGGATCGACTAACCATGTTTTCGATTAAAAACGGATAGACTACTTTATGAGGAATGTCAAATAGTATATCGTGAAATTGAAATACACGCTGTAAATTTGCACGAATAATGTCAGAGTTTTTTGCAATGACTGGCGGATTGCGTGTCATTGTATACACTGGAACCATTGTTTCGTAACTAGGATCTTCACGTGTTGTAAGATGTGGATTTAGGATTGTGAATGTATCTATGTAAGAGGTTGCCATTTTCTTACTCTTTTACCCATAATTCATTATGTGCGGCTTTACCGTCAAACTTGTAACCTTTGTCTCGTAGCAATTGACGACATTGTTCGTTCATATATTCAGCATCTCCGCCACACGTTTCCATGCAAATGACACCGACTGGAATAGACCAATCCATCGTCTGAAGTACATCATATTCAGCACCTTCTACATCAAGCGACCAAAAATCAATATGGGTGATATGTAATTCGTGTAAAATAGAATCCAATCGTCGTGTCGGAATGGTTACGGTTGTTGCTTGAACTGGTTTATGCCAACCCATATAAAAGTCTGGGGTTGTAAATTCTTTTACAGAACTTACGGCTCCATTCACATAAATCTCCATTGGTTCTGGATTCGTTGACACAATACAATTATATGTAATTGCACTCGGTCTATTTCGAACAAGCTGAGTATATTGAGACGGAACTGGTTCAATTAAAATACCAGTCCATGCCATATGATCTTCAAAAAACTTTGTATTTGAATATGTGACTCCATCTAATGCACCCATTTCAAGAAAAATACCATTTCGCTTTGTTGGAAAGTATTTTTCAAAGACAATTTGATCTTCTCCGCATTGACTATAAAACTTTCGAGTGCGAAGTGAAAACATTTTTACCTTTTAAGGTTAGGATATGTAAACCAAATGGTTATTCGCACTCTTCTGGATAAAACGGAATGTCCTTAACATAGCGAATATAAGGGCTTTTCTCGATTGCAAAATGTTGATTATGGCGATATCCAAACGAATCTTCATAGTGAATATTTAAACTCGCTAACGGTGCTAATACATATAAAATCATTGCATGAATATTTGCATCCATCCATCCATGTTGCAAAATTCCATGGTTTGATTCAATTGCTTGAATATAGGATTTTACAAGTGGGTGTCTCCACAACCGAAGACTTGCGATGTGAAAATTATTGTAAGGCGCAAGACCTGTGTATACAGTCTCTGATTTTAAAAAGTTATGATGTTGTAACTGTTTTTTCAAAATGGGTAGTACATTCTTATATCCATTTTGTTCAAGAAACTGAAATGTAAAATCGCAAAGAGATTGTTGATCTTGCTCATCATGAAATACGGATCGGATTACATAATCAATATTTTCAAATTTATGTAGACAGGATTCTGTAATATAAGGTTCTAAAAAGTAGGAATCGTCGTCTAGTCTCAAATAATGAGTATACTCCTGAAGAATCGGATGTTCTTGCATGACACCGCTGAAAAAACGGCACATCATCAAATATCCATAGGGTCGTCGTAATCCAGGTTTCCGAAACTGTTCAAACCCTGAAAAGTCAATTTGAATGAATTGTTTTACACCTGGAAGTTGGTTGAATTCTGTTTCTGTGTAATCTTCGTGAAATACATAGATATCCGTGGTCGGCAATACTCGTTGGGTAATTGCAACGGAATACTTTAAAAGTGTAGTACGCGGTGTGTGAAATATATCCTCTCGAAACGACCGAGGAGATGCTAAGTAGACAATACAGATCTTCATTATTTCAAAAAACACAATTGAAGTTGGGATTCCAAACTCAATTGTGGGGTTTCCCCCAATTTTGTTTTTGTTGTCTTTCGACTTTTATACTTACACCACCAAGCCTTACGCTTAGTTGGAGTAGGCCAAACCACCCATACCAGACATCACGCGGAGAACGTTGTAGTTCACGGCGTAGACGCGGACTTGGGCCGTACGACCATTGCGCACCGTGTTGACGGACACAGTCAACTGCAGGGTGGCCTTGTCGATACGAGAGAAGTTGCAAGTACCGCTGGGTTGGTGCTCCTCAGGCTTGAGTGCAAAGGAGTACACGTTGATACCGACAGCAGGGGTACGAGTGTGGTGTTGGTAAGGCTGGACGCGATCGAAGTAGCGACCTTCGCGTTCCGTGAAACGGTCTTGGCCGTTGAGCTGGAGCTTGGCAACCTCCACAGGGTTCTTGCCAGAGCACTGGACGCCAGAAGCGAGGATGACCTTTGCCAACAAGTAGTTGGTGGTTGCAGCGAACACTTCCTCGCCTTGGTCCGAGCCAGAGTCCAACCAAGAGGCACCGCCCAAAGAAGGACCAAAGGCCAAACCCACACCAGGGAGGTAAGGGCTGGAAGGACCGCCAATAGTGGTAGGCACAACACCGCCACCGAGCTGCTGGGTGCCGCTGATTGCACCACGAGCCAAGATGTCTTGCACGACACCCTCAGTGGTGAAGTCATCAGTGTAGTTGAAAGGTTGGCAACCGTTGACCTCAGAGATGAAGTTCTGGTTGGGAGTGCAGTCAACGAAGGAGTCGCGTTGGACGACCCACACGAGTTCCTTGACAGGGTGGTTGAAGTTCAACTGGATCTTGTTGCTGGAAGAGGTGATGCTCTCAGCGCCAGTGAACTGCAGTTGCTCGATGAGGTACTCATGAGTCTGCTGGGCGAAACGGCGACGCTCCTCAGTATCCAAGTAGATGTAGTCGATGTAGAGAGAAGCAGCAGTCAAGCTCTGGATGGAGGTTGCAGGGGCAGTGCCAGTGCTCTGCTCGTAGTAGCAGCAGTTGATCCATTGCTCGAACTCCACGTTGATACGCACCTCGTGGTATTGGAGAGCGATCAAGGGGATTGCCAAACCAGGGTTACGGCAAAACCAGAACTGCAAGGGGATGTAGAGAGTCTTGGCTGGGGTACCTGCACGAGAGGCGCAAGAGTTAGTCAACTCGGCACCAGCGCAAGAAGCATCCAAGGCATAACCCAAGCTGTCCTTCATCAAGACGAGGTCATGGGTGTTACCGATCATGTCATCGAGAGCAGCGACGGTACCAGCATCCTGGGAGAGCTGAGTCCAGATCTGCATCCAGTCACCATATTGCCGATCGATGCGTTGACCACCAATCTCGAGCTCCACAACCTTGATGAGGCGGTGGCCGATGTAGTTCAACCAGCGGAAGCGGTTCAAGTTGGTAGAACCGTTGATGAGGTCCACGGCAGGGAGCACAACCTGCACGTAGGTGCGGTACATCAAGTCGGCGTTACGGTTGATGACGGCAGTCACACGCTTGTTAAAGTCGGCTTGGCCGTTGAAGGTAACTTCGATGGACTCCATGGCGAAGTTAGTGTGGCGCTTGTAGAGCACCTTCCAGAAAGTGATTTGAGGGTTGCCAGAGATATAGATATCCTGTGCACCATAGCTTACGAGTTGTAAAAGACCGCCACCCATGTTGGTATGCTCTCTCGCAAGAAAAATTTTTTAGGACGCATACTCCAGCGCACGAACTTCGTGATAGCAATCGCGACAAAGTGCTTGGTAAATATTAGCTCCTCCAACTACAACTTGGTCTTGATTGTTACCTCTACGATGGGTAAAGATACCTGGTTTGCCATTCGCACATCGTCGACACAATGCGTACAACTTCTCCACTCGGTCTGCCAATGGAATGCAATCAAGAATTTCACCAAATGGTTGTCGTTCAAAATCACCATCCAACCCAACAACAAAGACATCAAGTCCCATTCCATCTACCAATTTTTGGACGAATGGAACCAATCCAGTGAAAAATTGACCTTCTTCAATGATGACAACGCGAAACCGTTCTAGTTCTTCATCACTGATATTTACAAAGTGATCCACTGCAATACACGGAACACGTCGTCCATCGTGCGTCACAACTTCATTGGTCATAGAATACCGAGTATCAGCAGAATGCTTAATGACTAGGATTGGAACATTGAGAGCAGAGTACCGAGACACAATGCTTAAAATACGGCTTGATTTGCCACTAAACATGGGACCCAAAATAATTTCCAATGACATGGCACTTACAGTATAAGATTTGTTTACAAGTAAATGAGTGATAGCTTTGACTCCGCATTGGCTGCTGGTGCGATTGGAAGTATTGTGTTTGTTGCCGTGTGTGGAATTGGATTGTGTTTGTTTAAAGACTGCAAACAACAACGCAAGGCACTCAAACAATCTCGGTCAGATACAGACCTTGAGAATATGATTACCGAAGAACCATCCGAGGAACGATATGCATCGCCTCCAACTCCTGCATCCACAGTTTCATTGCGTACGGAATAGTTTTGGTAATGAATTCCGTCTTATTCGCACATGTTCCACACGAATAGATTCCTTCTTCCTCATTGACAACAGCCAAGGTTCCGCAAGTCTTACAAATACCAGTATCAAAGGGATCTGAGACATCCATCAACCGCTCCTTTGTGAACGCTGCTGCTCCATGCGACAGCATACAATCACGTTCCATTTCTCCTACACGTAATCCACCATCGCGTGATCTACCTTCACAAGGTTGACGCGTGAGACTGACAATCGGACCCTTGGCACGACTATGCTTTTTATCAATGACCATATGCTTGAGTCGCTGATAGAACGTTGGACCCATAAAGATTTCGGCTTGCATCATTTCACCTGTCTGTCCGTTGTAGAGAATCTCATTTCCATACGGATGATATCCAAGATTCAACATATGTTCGCGTAATTGTTCCACTTTGAGATGACTATACGGTGTTCCATCTCCCAAAGTACCTCGGTTGACGCAAATCTTGCCAAAGATGTTTTCCATCAGTTGAGCGATTGTCATACGAGACGGAACTGCGTGAGGATTCATAATGAGATCAGGTCGCATTCCAGTCGCAGTGAAAGGCATATCTTCTTCTTCCAATAGCATTCCAACCGTTCCCTTTTGTCCGTGCCGAGAACTGAACTTGTCTCCAATTTGTGGAATACGTTCAGACACTGTTCGCACCTTGATAAACGGATATCCATCACTATTCTTGTCGGTCCACACTCCATCAATACGACAAGGTTCGGTATTCTTGTGCGTGGTACTTGCATCGCGATACGCATACCCAGATTGATCGTTTCGTAAATTGACAACCTTACCAATCACCACATCATTCTCTTGAAGTGTCGCATTCAAAATGGGAATTCCATTATCACCAATCGCTGCATAACTCGTGGTCTTATACTTGCGTGTATTATGCTTCGTAGGTTTCATGAACTTCTCTTCGCGACCTGATGTGACATTGCGATGTTCTTCGTCTTTATACATCGTGTAGTAGAGACCGCGGAACAATCCACGACGTACAGCAGAACGGTTCATGATGATGGAATCCTCTTGGTTGTATCCACCATAACACGCAATCGCTACAATCGCATTCATTCCAAAGGGCATTTCGTGCATCTTCAGAATATTCATAGACCGTGTTTCCACCAAGGGACGTGTCAAACTACACAAGATATAGCCATTCTTATCTAATCGTTTTGCATAGTTGCCAGCATAGATACACATACTTTGTTTCCCCATAGCAGATTGATAAGTATTACGAGGTGATTGATTGTGATCGGATAAGGGAATGGTAGATGCCATATGTCCGATCACTAAACTCGGATGGATTTCGTAGTGTGTATGAGAATCTGTCACACGATCACGCGAGAATGCAATTCGCAATGTCTCTGTTTCGGACGCATCAATGAATTCCACACAACTCTTCATCCAAGTCTTCCAATCTGCATTCCGAGGTGGCATCTCTGCTCCAACACGGAAGACAGGTCGCACCAACCGTCCACTATCTGTCTCAATGATAATGTTATTGAGAAGTGTGTACCATGCAATGGAAATGTGAGGATGCAAACGGAAAGATTGTTTGGCTTGTCGTAACTTACTCACTAATTCATATGGAGTTCCAGTATACCCAACAACGACACCATTCAATGTAATGGCTGTTCCTTCATGGACTTTGGGCTCTGTAATCCAGTCAATCCCTTCACAGTCTTGGAGATAGTGAAGAACGGTATTGCTCGGAACATGTTGGGTGACACAAGTCATTAAACTCATATTCTTCACAATTCCAACTGAGTGTCCTTCTGGGGTTTCTACAGGGCATACGAACCCCCAAGATGTGCCGTGGAGTTTGCGTGGCGCCAACAACTTGCCAGATTTCTCCACAGGCGTCTGGATACGCCGTAGGTGACTAATCGTGCTCGTGTAAGACATGCGTGCAAGGACCTGAGACACGCCCACTTTTGTTGCATTTGATAAAGATGTAGAATTGGATGTGCCAAGACCTTGCACCGTGAAATTACCAGTTGCAAGTGCCTGCTTGAGTTTGCCTTCAATGGTTGACAATTTCAAGATTTTGTAAAGATTATTGATATTCAGAATCTCCATGGGACGAGGACCATTTTCACCTTTTTTCCAACTATCATTGTTGACTTCTTGAACGAACTCATTCCGCGTATCATTGCAGACTTTCTGGAACAATTGACGGAACAAATGAGTCAACAATGCACCTGTTGTAACAACACGTTTGTTAGGATACGCATCACGGTCATCCAATGGAACTTGTCCTTGGTCGGTTAGAAGCAAACGACGAATCATACTTGCCGTGAGAATAGCTTTACGTGCATTATGAACCGCAAGTGTGACTGCTTCCCCTGCAAAGCGAACATGCGGTAGATACTCAGAGTTCAGTAATTGACGAACGTAGGCACACTTGTCTTCTTGATTGGTTCCATATTGAAGATTGTTTGAGAGAAACCGAATTGCATCATCTTGTGTGAAGATATTGAGTTCCGCACAGTCGCGGAAAGATGCAGCCAATAAATCTATATGGACGTCTTCTACACTTCCCCAGACCAACTCTGCAATCTGTCTGTCGTTTGTGACTCCAAGGGCTCGGAAGTAAACCATGATCGGAATATCTTCACGAAAACGTGGAACACAAGCCATGAGAGGATATCCGAGTCCATTGAATTTGGAGGATAAACGGATTTCCAATTTCTTCGGCGGCATCGTAAAACTCTCGTGCAACGATTTCATCTCCACTGAGAAGGTATGTTTACTTGCTGTCTTCTTGGCTTGGAAGACCATAATACGATTATCGGCTACTTTCTCTTGGCAGAGAATGGTACGTTCAGACCCATGAATGATAAAGTAACCAAGGGGATCGTGAGCGCATTCACCATATTGCTCAAGGGACAATGGGTAGTCTTTGAGAAGACACAAGGAAGAGCCAAGCATAACAGGAAGCTTCCCAATGCTAATTCCTTCAAAGACACGCGACTCCTCATCAAAGGCTTCATAATTAGTTCCCTTGTAGGTTCTTGCCGTAAAACGGACATCTGCATACATTTGAGCGGCATAGGTAAAGTTACGAACACGTGCTTCCATTGGCAACATAGGTTTGACACGACCTGTTGCTTCTTGGATACGAGGCTTCATATAGCTGATATTTTCAAAGGAGACACGAAATTCGTACTTGTATTTCTTGCTAATCGGATCTTGTTCGTGCCAGACGGTAATGGGAGGTGTGGATTGGATAATCAGAGGCAACTTATTACGAACGAAATCTTCAAAGGAGTCAATTTGGTGATCTACCAAACGACGCACGCCATTCACAAAATATGCTTGGACTGCTTCCCACTCACGAGATTCGTTATTCATTGCCTCCATGGTGATACTATGCTGACGATTGTCTGTAAATAATGTTTATTCGTTTTGAAATAAGAGATGTCCGACAAGGTAAAAATAGTTAAAGTGGGTGCGGAATCAGCTTCGTCGCCACCACCTGCTCCAGTAAAGTCAATAGGTGGAAAAAAGAAGGCAAAGAAGTCCATGAAGACATATCCTCGTGGTGTCTTGAAAGGTGGGAAAACAGCGAAACAAAAGGTCAAGATTGAAGGTGTTCGCGATCCTGCCAAGGCACCTCCTGTTCGCAAATCTACGCTTCGGATTTTGACCGAAAAAGGCGCCGAGCATCGTCGTAAACAAATCAAACATACGGTTCGCAATATGCCGATTCATCGCGTCCGTGAAACCTTGCAAAAAGCAGGCGTGCCTGTCTCTAACAAAGCACCTCCAGAAATCGCGCGTGATATTCTAGAAGGCGGCATGGAGGCTGGTATGATTGTCGTAAGGTAAGATAAATGACGGCTATATGGGGTCCATTAGGATGGATGACGCTTCATTCTGTATCTATCCTGTATCCAGAACAACCAAGTCAAGCGGAAAAAACGCTGATGTCAACTTGGTTAGACATGTTCCGTGACACGATTACGTGTAACTATTGTCGGTCGCATTTCACGGAGATGCTTGCGACGTATAAAAAGCAGTATCCAACCATGCTGAATTCACGGCAAGACTTTGCGATTGCTGTGTTTCGTATGCATAACAACGTGAATAAACGATTGAGTAAACCCATCTATGATAGTGTTGAAAAATGTATGGAGACACTTCGCAACAATATCAAAACCAAAACTGCAAAAGAGTATCGGTTTGCGTATGTCAATCATATCAACCGATATTGGAGAACACTTCAAGATATTTCTGGGATTGCAGCAATCAAAAAGATCCAACAAATGAAAAAGATTGAAGAAGAGTATTTTACTCCACATGATAATCAATTCCAAGTCATGCTTCGCAATGATATTGTTGTATTACCAGCAGACGCACTCAATCCAAGTGCAGAGCCACGAAGTTCTATCTTTCCAAAACGACGGGTTGTTCCTCCTCCACCCAAGACTCAAGGCCAAACACCTCAAACACAGGTACAAACACCAGTTATGAGATCACTCGCAGGGTTACGTATACAGGGAGGCGTATTTCGCTTACTGAAGTGAGTTGGGAAGATGGTAAGGAGATATACGGATCACATTCCCATGCAAAGCGTCGCATCCAAGGAAAGCGTGTTTCTTTTTCTTCGTCGTACAATTCATCTTCATAGATTGGTTCCAATCCAGCACGTCTCAGACTTGCGGATGGAAGAATAAATCGTAATTGATCTTCAATACTTAACGTTGGTTCAGGAGCAGTCCATGTGAATTGCTCTGGAACATCATACGAGTCTAATGCAGCAAGAAGCGGTGCTTCTGGATAGGGATAGACCCAATTCCAATCCAGAACTTCCGATGTTTTGAAATAGTGAAGCGTCCAAACATAGGTCTTGCGATATGCATACACAACAGGTTCCCAATCTAAAACACCATCCATTAAGTGAATGCCAAAGCGTGTTTCTAGTTCATGTCCGTCCACTGCAACCACACGACGGCACTTGTCTTTTACGTGCTTCATAAGGACTTCAGTCTCATTTACAATCGTTCCACCAGACTGAATGGCTCGTTCATATCCGCCTTCTCGTAATGAAAACGCAGCTAAATTTGGCATGAAATCATTTCCAAAACAACGAACACACAATTCTACAAAAGCATCTGCTTCAAGTGGAAGAACGCTGACAAGAGCAGGAATGGAGAATGTATAGAATTTGGATTCCAATTCGCGCAAGAGTTGAATAGTCCCAACCTGTCGTTGTGCGATGGCAATGAGAACAAGATCTGCATCCAATCCGTAGATGGTAATGTTCTGGGTTGGGTGTTTGCGCAACCATTGAAAGATTTTATGTTCTCCTTCACCTCGTTCCAACGTATCCGAAACAATGTAATTCGGAAATTGAGCTCGCAATGTATCAGCAAGTTCTCTCATAAAGGGAGTTCCAGGTGAAATTTGATGACGGTCAAAGATGGGAGCTCCTTCTGATTTCCGAAAGCGTCTATAACGTTGTTGAACGATCTTTGCGTATGGAACCAAACCATCAAAGGCAATGTAGACTTGTTTTGCACGCACTGGAAGAGCACGCAATCCATCTACAATGCTTTGAATCGGTGTTTCATCTTTGAGATAGGTATGAATAAAGCAATTGAAATCAATAGCAAGGACATCGGTCTCCAATCCAGCATTTCCAACCTCTTTTTGGATGTGTCTGTGTGTTCTCAATAAACTAGCAATGTAATACGGGATCCCCATACAAAAATAAGAACAGGAGTAATTTAAATTGGTTTTCAAAGTCGTTTTACTTCTTCCACAAGTCCTAGAAAATCAAGCTTGAATTGTCGTGTATCTATTTCACGTGTTTTTACACATACAAGTTTACGTGTCTCACTTTCTTGAAAGGTTTCAGGGATTGGATAATCCGCTTCAATGGAACCGTAATAGAACACTTTTGGAGCATGAATACGCGTCCATGTATCTAACTTGGCACGTTCTCTGGACGATGTCTTTAAGGAGAGAACCAAGTAGTTTGAAATGTGTGTGCCAACTTGAGGATTTCCAAATACAATATCCAAAATCATGACTCCTTTGCTTGCAACAATCATTCCATTTCCATCCACATGCACTTGTGCTTTAAAAGGAAGTCCGAGTGCAGTAAATTGTCCTTCTATATATCGTTCAAACCATTTGCCATCTTTTGATTGAAAGCGAGACACGTGGTCTTGATTTGCAGCAATAAGTTCTTCGTCCGTCCATCCTTCATATTTCGGATGTCTTGCGCGAAGGAATGCAATCGTTGCAACATCCTTCTCTTGTTTCCGTTCATTGTATCGGGTAAGGATTTCAGTGCGCTCCATACGAAAAAGAGCATTTAAACTGTAACAATTCGTTTTCCAAGCGAAAAAGTAGGAAGTGAGGATTTTTTTGTTTTTTTCTATTGGTACAGCACACAGAAGATGTGATCCGCATCATACGGCGACGGATCTTCGGCATAGGCTTTGTCTTTTATTAATTTACGCTGCAGTTTGCGGAATGTGCTTACAATTTTGTTGGCTTCACGACGAGGACCCATTTTACGCTTCATGGCGGTTGCGCGTTTCACACAGAGAGAATTATCAGGTACAAGTTCATCGTCTTCAACGAGAAGAGTGGGCTTTGCTTCCATTTTGAATGTCCTACTGTCACCACGTCTTTCAGTGTCTGTTCTGGTAGGCCCACTGTTCCGTTTTTTTCATAAAATCAAATTCGTTTTCAAAATTGGGAGTTTCGGCGAACGGAAAAAGTAGGAGGTGAGGGTTTCTTCTAGTCTTGTTTAGTAGTATTCGTCTGCGTTCTTCGCACAGCGCACACTGCAGCATCCGTGGAAGGATGTGCCATGGCATCCGCAATTGCGGCAGTAGTCATTGTCTTCTTCTTCATCTTCATGTTCGTCATACCATTCTTGTGCGTCTTCTTCTTGTTGGCGGATGATGTCTTCTACTTTCTGTTTATCTTTTGCGGACATAGAGACCGTCCATTCAGTGCCTGCTTCTTGGACTGCAATGACAAGTCGCATGATACGATTGTATTCTTGCTTTTGTTGTTCTTGTTGTTTCTTTTGTTGGTCTTCCATGTGCTTCTGCACCTGCTTCTGGAGTCGGCGTTGAGTACGGTTCATCTTGAGCTTATGTCCTAGGGTCACCACGTCTTTCAGTGTCTGTTCTTCTAGGCCCACTGTTCTACTTTTTTTACAAAAACGAATTCGTTTTCAAAATCTCGGCCAAAGACAACATGGAGATCTGTAAAACCTGCGTAGAACGACCTTACTTTCTGGAACCCTGTCCTCGGTGTGGAAACCCTGGCACCTTTGCATCGCATCAAGAACGAGGGTTTGAAACCTGCCCTGGATGTAACGAGAAGTTTTGTACCGATTGTAACTTTGGATATCGGTATGATTGTAGATGTGTCCCTCAACGTGAAACGCCACCTCCTCTCAGATTAGAACGCCAAATTACAGAATACAAATGGGAAATGGCAGAAGAGTTCATGCGCCAAAACCCAGACCTAACAGAACATACAGTCTACCAAATTCGTGATACGATTTATAAAGTGATTCGGCGCAACGGATACCTGATTCGGAAACAGAGTTCAGAACACTGTCTGCGGTGTGGAACGGTGGATATTCGGTATCCAGAAGACCGCACGGTATATGATATGATTGGGTTCATTTGTAAAAAGTGTATTTCACAAGGATAAATAAATGTGGGAATGGATTCTCTTGCTTGCATTGATTGTATTTTTCATGTATATGTGGACTGCGCCTCCAAAGGTCTCCACATCAGGTGGATGTAACACATGTGCCAAGAAGAAGAATGTTGTTGCAGTAGAATAAATGGCGGAAAAGCAGTCACCTCTTGAAAAGAGTATTCATCAAATGGAAGATTTAGTGCGCGAACAAAATGTCAATATGGCACTTGCGTTTGACCCACGCGTGACTCGTGAAAAGAGACAACAAGCCAAAGCAGTCATCCCCGAAATTGAAGCAGATATAGATAAAGTCTTTCAGCAAGGAAGACGTGCATTCAAAGGTGAAAAGATTCCCACTGCAGTTCAACCTCCAGCAAAATATCCCAAATCCACAAAGCCGCAGAAATCTTCCTCACTGAAACAACAAATCATTATGGATGAAGAATTATCGGGTGGTCGTTTAATTCGGCGCCGTGGCTATACGGCTCGTCGTCGTGGTGTCTCTTACAAGGTTCCTGCCAAATTTATTACTGACAGAGGTGCCCCTGGAAAGTGGCAGAGCGAAACAGGTCTCAAAGGCATTGGTCCTCTCAAGAAAGGTGAATTGACAGATGTAGGATATCGTCATACAGAGTCTGCAACGCGTCGTCATGCAGCACTCAAAAAGGCCATCGCCAAGTATGGTCGTAACTCAACAATCCGCAAATTGAATGCTATCGCGACATATACGAAACGAACGGCACCGTCGCGCTCTCGTATCTACCGAACCGATATGCATTTTGTCCAGAAGAGTAATAAATGA